ATGATTTTTCTCAAGAATGGCGAAAGTTTTATTCGCGTGAATGACTGGGCAGAAATTCAGGCGAGAGAGTCTTACTATCCCAAATTAGAGTTAAATGATCAGCAACTCTCTGACGTTTTTGGTTACTACGATGACCTACCAGAGGAAATTCCATGTGGAAAATCAAATTGCCGCAAAGGGCATAAAAAGGGATTTCTGGTAGTTACGAAAGAAGGATTTGAAACGAATATCGGCCATGTATGTGGAACTAATGTTTTTGGTATAGCATTTGATAATTTAGCAATAGAACTTTGCCGAAAAGCAGATTTCCATCGCTTACTTACCGCACTTAAAGAGGCAAAAGATGATATTTTTAGCTATTACAAACTCAAAGCCAAAATCGAATCTGGGCGTCCATCACTAACTGAGGTTGCTCATAGAATACTTGACATGAAAGACCCTAAAATCATCGGGCGTGCGGCTTATCAAACATTGAAAAAGATGGCTGCTTCTGGTGATGGGCGTGTTTTCCGCTCAAGATTAAAAAATACAGAAGAGCTAGAACTGGACGAAATTATGTCCCAGAAGCAAACAAGCGACTCAGCTCCAAAAGTTAACAACAAAAACAAAACCGTAAATGAACTTATTGGGGTAATACAATACCCTGAATGCTTGCTGAATGATTATGACATTGCTCTTCTTTATGAAAGAGATATAAAAATGGTTCTGGAAAAATTAAACAAATGTACCCCAGATGAATTGACTGAAAGAGAGGTGTTGTCTTTTGGAATAAAGGTTTCAAGATTAAGAGAACGCTTTAACTTTGCTCAGGAACGCTTAGAAAAATCCAGGGTTTTTGCAACAAGAGAAAACCTTAAACCTTTACGTGCATTACTTAACATTCAGAAATCTGTAAGCAATAAAGACAAATTACTATTTAAGAAATTTATGGAAAATTTACCATAATTAAAAAACCCGCTATAAAGCGGGCTCCGTGTTAATTTTTATATTGGCGCTAAACCCCATAATTAAAATGATACAAGACAATTTTATGCAAAGTCAAGTCGGTTGCTCAAAAATCTCTCCGCCAAAGCTGTTCAGATCAGTAACTCGTTGCCTTCTCAAATTCTCTAGCCGCATGCCGCTCACCTTGATGCAGGATATCAATCAATTTTTCATAGAATGGTTTCCAATTGCGCGACCATGAAGACTGGTGCAGATCGGGAATGTATATTTGAATAGCTCGATGAACATTAGCTGATTTGATAGATACGAATCCCTTTCCACTACAACGCTCGCAGATTTTAAACACTGGCACACCACGCTCGCTTGTGGCTTTGCGGTCCAGTACCTCTCCCTTTCCACCACAACGACACCTGGCACTTATCACTCCCTTCCCTTTACATACATCGCAAACGACTGGTACAACTTCCGTTACCTCTGTCCATCTTTCCCAGTCTGACGGTCGAACAGCACGGGAGCGACTGGCCCAATATGGTGCTTTACCCCATGGGTATGAAACCTTACGAATGACCTGCTTACGGGGTGTTAGTCCGGTACCACTGCAACTATGGCATGTTACGCTGGTGGCCGCCGATCGGGAATACTCAGCAAAAGCAAACTGAGCCAGTACCAGCATACACCAGCCAAATTCACCACCAGCTGCTTTACGCACATTCTTCGGTGCAATTTCCATCGCGTGACGCGCCAGCGCCTGGACTGCCATCTGCTCATCAGTCTTGCTGATACCGGCCTTCCCGAAGAAGGCCGCCAGGCCAAACCGCTCACGATTACTGGTGGTACCAATAGCCGCCATAACATCGGTGCCTGTAAGACGTTCCGGAGAGGTTCCTTTCACATCGTCGCCGATATACATTCCCTGAGGACTGAAGTATTTTAGCGATGCCTCAAGCTTCATTATTCACACTCCCCAACCAGATTGAGAATGACCGCTGCACCGTCGTCTTCCATGCATTCACCCTTACCACTTGCCAGAAACCAGCGGCACACCTCCACGGCTTCAGCGCGTGTCACCGGTTTGATGGTTGCCAGCAATTTTTCAAGGTAGCGCTCGCGGTCATATACCGATTCGTGATGCTCAGAGTAACCAAACTCATCGCCCTGTTCTTTAGTTGCAGTGTGGCGAACACTGTAGAGCCAGTCCCAGTAAACGAACTCGCGAACAACATCAGACAGCGTATAAGGCTCAGGCAGCACATCGCGATATCCATCAACAAATGCCCGACGCTGTTCATCAATTTCGTTCATGCGGCTGCCGCCAATGCTTCCGGCTTTTTTCTCTGCCGCAGTCCAGCCCCAGAGATGATCGTTGATAAATTTCTGGGAAGACCTGATGACCCGCTCTGCTTCCACATCTTCGAGCGCTGCTTCATAGCTACCAAACGTAGCCCTGACTGATGCCGCTTTTTTGATGTTCTCCCGGGCGTTCCTGATAACCTGCGCAGGGTTATCCATGCCGATGATGCCGAACGCAACCTGGAAAGGTTCGTAACCATTCGCCAGCAGATAACGCGAATAGCGTTCCTGAGCCTCTTTTGGGGAAATTTTAATTTTCACCAGCGCAGCCTCAGCAGCATCCAGATGTGCGGGTTCGTTCAGACGGATAACCTCCAGCACCCAAAGATAAGCATCAGTCTGCTTATGCCCGGTGATTCTCCGTTGCTCTGGCAGGGGCTTGATGTTTGCGAGGGCGGAGCTGTACGCTGCCGTCGGGATGGTGAATAGTGCTTTATGTTCGTTATTATCAGTACGCATTACGCAACCGCCTTTTTCTTATGGAAAACCAGCTCTCGAACCTGATCACCGTTCATGAGCATATTGTTGAAATCATCGTGATCCGGCCAGTACACGCTCACGCGCTGCAGGTCATTCTTTGCCATCAGATTGGCATGAGCACATTCGCAAGCCGCAGCCAGCCCGGTGGCGCTGTTCTCGTCACGGTCGGCAAAAATAATCAGGTGCAGAACACCAGCTGGTACGCGAAACTTTTTCATAAAGCCGCTGTTAATGGTTGCCCAGGTGTTCACGTTATAAATCTGGTGCGCTGACAGCGCTGTTTCGATGCCTTCGGCGATACCCAGAGTGCTGGCGACAGGAAACATGCGGATAGCTACAGAACGAGCGTGATCCAAATAGTTATCTTCCTGCAGGGATTTGAGGCGCTTTGCACTGCTACCGATATCTGCTTTTTTATCACCATCAAGCAGAGTCTGGTGCAGATAGCACAACTCCCCTTTATCGTCCGTAGCAAGTGAATAAAGAGACTGGAACACACTCCCGTTGTGTCTCTGCCTGGCATTGAACCGGATCGCCTCAGCAGGAAGACTGAATATTCCACGAGAATTAAGATACGCTGCGCCGGATGTACCACGCAGTGCCTCCAGTTTTGAAAACTTGCTCAATACCCGTTTGCGTAAGCTGGTGGCGCTGCTGGTTACCGGGATTTTAACCCGTTGGTAATCATTACCGATCAGGCGGTCTATTTCGGTACAAATCTCGTTAAATGGCTTCGCCTGTGTCAGGGTGACAAGTTTCATACCATCGCCACTACCACATACACAGATCCACGTTCCTGCACCGTCGCGGTCGTCAATTCGGAACTTGCCACGTGCACCGCATACCGGGCATTCACCCTTGAAGTGATTTTTTCCGGTTATCGGCGGCAGACCGAAGTGCTCTAATATTTCAGGCCAGCGGCCTTTCGCTGCATCTGCTGTTTTCATCTTACTGACTCAGACTGTTTATATTTTTCTGGAGTTGGTGCTTTGCCTGCATGATGCGCCAGGCCTCACTGCCTGCCGGTATCTCACGTCGTTCATCACGTTCCTGAGATAAATCAATCGTTGTTTGTGCGTTTTCAGTGACCTTCTGAACCCGCTGGTGGCCTTTGGCAAACCGGATCAGTTTGTGTCTGATGTAGTTATTTACCTCAGGGGTAATTTCCATCGGAAAGTTACTCAGTCCGTCAGGCCACTCACCGAACTTTTCCCGGAAAGTGTGAGCACACCATCCGTCACTGACTGGACGCCCCAGCGAAGCACGCTGGCGCTGATAAAATTTGATCTGACTCCACCAGGACTGTTTCTCTGCCTTCGTCGACTGATGCTGATTTTTACCCAGCTTATTAAGTTTGCGGCTAGTGTCAGTATCAACGTCTTCACCTCGCAGCGGCTTGTGTCCACATTTCGGGCAAACATAGACGCCTGCTGGCTTCATGTAGTGGCATTGAGGGCATTCATGTGGCAGTTTTTCGGCCCGTTCCTCAACTGCCCGGCGCGCGCTTTCCTCCATGCCGTCAGACTTACCGGGAAGCTCGTCGTACTCGATTGAATCCGGATAACCCAAACGGTGCACGGTGCCGCTGTGATCGAAGATAAGGCAGGACTCTTTACCCGGTGCGGTGCGCAGCCCACGCCCGAGAGCCTGCAACCAGCGAATTTCGCTTTTTGTTGGCCTGGCGTAGATGATGCAACGAACGTCACTATCAAAGCCGGCCACCAGAACGCCCACACTAACGATGATTTTCGTTGCACCGGTTTCAAAGCGGTGAATGATGGTCTGGCGCTCATCTACCGGAGTGTCGGCGGTCATTACCTCAGCGTTAACACCCGCCAGGTTAAACTGGATTGTCAGATAATTGGCGTGAGCTACGTTGACGCAGAAAGCGATGGTAGGTAAATCCCGACCATTCTCCAGCCAGTTCTGTACGATGTCGCCCACCAGCGTAGAGCCGCACATGATTTCAGCCAGCTGTGTTTCGTTGTAATCGCGGCCGTACTCAAGCGAAGATGTGGTTTTAACACCTTTCAGATCCGGCTTAGTTGGCGCGTAAAATTCGTATTTACTCAGATCGCCACGCTGGATTAACTCGCCGATGGTGGTCGGCTTAATCAGTCGGTCATAGTATTTGCCCAGGAACGGAGAAAACGGAGTACCCGACAGGCCAATCACTTTTACGCCTTTGCCGCGCAGACGTTCGATATCCTTCAGGATGCGTTTTTTACGCAGGTGCGCTTCGTCGATAATCAGCAGATCGATATTTTCAGGAAAAACACGACGAATAAGCGTGTCAGCGCTGGCAATCTGAATTTTCCGGTCCGGATCGTAGTTCGGGTGATCCGCCCAGATATAACCGATTTCATCTCCAGGTAAACCATACTGCACGAACCGATTAGCCGTCTGACCAATCAGGATGGTGTACGGAACACAGAACAGAACACGCATACCACGGCTGACAAAACCAGCAACTATGAAGGCTGCCAGACCCGTTTTACCGCTACCTGTTGGCGAGTAAACCATGAAGGTGTCGTTTGCCTTCCAGTCACGGCGCAACATGTTTAACGCTCGTTCCTGTGCAAAATTCGGCGTGATCGTCAGCTCCATTGTGCAGCTCCCGTGCTGATGAGATAATAATTTTGTGATGTGGTTTTCATGGATTCCCCCTCACATGGCTGGTGGCCTCCCCAAAGGCTGCCAGCCTCCCTTCTGATTCAGCTCCTCTGAAAAATCACTCTTCCAGGAAGAACCCTTTTCGTTTCTCAGCGCCTGAGCGCTTTGTACTACCTTGCTGATACGGGCGTTTTTTTAAATTGCGCCCTTAAGACAGTGATCTACTTAACCAATGGATCTCTCCTGTTGGAAAAGACCCTATTCCTGCCCCAACACCCAATCCCCCCTTACCCCCCTTACCCTCTTCCCCATAAAAACGTACTACTTCCCTAGTACACATGAGGAGTTGGGTCAGTTGGTTGCCAACCTGAACAGGCACCTTTAAGCCTGCTTCTGTTCGGGTACCTTTAAACCCGAAACAATGAGGAGCGCGATTGCGATCCAGCCAGGGGAGGTTCGGCTGTATACCCCTGTAAAGCTCTGCCCTGATTTCTTACAAACAGGCGGAGCCTTGTGTTTGCTTCGTGCCTTGCTCTGTTCTCCTTGCGGAATGAAACAGGCTCAGCGTCAAAAGTGATTTCGTATACCTCCGCATATTTCAGGGCAACCTTCCGTCTCAGTGACGGAGGCAGCCCCTGTAACTGCTGCTGAATCCACTCTTCGTCTGCCTGGCAGTACCTAGATGGCATCTCTGTCTGAACGTAATTCTGGGACATACAAGCCCTTCACCTCTCCCGTGCGCGCTAAGCTTGGATGTGTATATGGAATGTTCGGATCCAGATGGCAGAGAATGGCAACATCCTCCGGAACGCCCCGCGTTTTCCACTTTCCAACTCCCTGACTACCACGAGGCCTTCCTTTCTTTGGGAACCTACGGCCAATAGCGGCATTGGTCTTAAATTGAGTTTTTAATATTTCATAAAGGGTCATTCTTTAGCCTCACGCCGGATACTCTGTTATCCAAGAATGTTAAACGCGAGAATCCAAAGTATCAAGAAATTCTGTTACTTTAGTATCAGCAGCCATGAAAGGAGAAGAAAAATGAAATCTTTAGGTGAACGCCTCATCAACGCACGACAAAAAGCTGGGTTAACGCAAGATGCGTTGGCTAAAAAAGCAGGGGTCACCAGAGTTGCAATCAGTAAAGCCGAGCAAGGCCTTACAAAAAGTTTCAACGGTGACACCCTTTTTAAAGTCGCAGCTGCACTGCAGTGTTCACCGCAGTGGCTTCAGAACGGAGATGAAAAAGATAAGCATTGGGAAAATAATGTTAAGAGCTGCCCACAGAGAGACACAGCACACTCTTACCCTGTAATTAACTGGGTTCAGGCAGGATTATTCGCAACTGCTGGTGATGACTACAACATGTATGATCAGGATAATTGGAGGCATTCTGTAAAATACGCTGGTGAGAGGGGGTTCTGGCTGGAAGTGCACGGAGACTCAATGACTTCGCCCGTAGGAATAACATTTCCTGAAGGAATGTCGATCCTTGTCAACCCAGATAAAGAAGTTTTTTCAGGGTGTTACGTCATCGCCAGAAAAAAATCTACCAATGAAGCAACATTCAAAAAATATATTTCTGAAATGGGAAAGGCGTTTCTAAAGCCCCTTAATCCACAATATCCAATCATAGAAATGGACAATGATTGCGAAATAGTAGGTGTTGTGGTTGATGCCAGGTGGGATATTTTCTGACCAGACACAAAACACAAAAAGAAACCAAAGTATCAAAAATTACTTGCCACACCTTGATACCTTAGTTACCATGAAGCAAAGTTCGTAACTGAGGTATCATCTCATGATCAATAAAGCTACAACTCTTGACTGTCTCGAAGAACTGAAAAACCTCGGCAGCCTCATTACACTAATAGCAAAAGCAACACCAGATGCTACGCTCTCTAGCGATATAGAGTCATGCGCAGGACTGGCATGGGATATGACAAATAGCATATCCAGAAAGCTATCGTCAGCAATGCTTTTACAGAACAAAAATTCTGCAATCAACAACCGTCTTCGCACCCAACGCGAAGACTGCGGCTTAACAACAGCCGAACTCGCCAGACTGCTCGACCTCGATGAAGAAATCATCATCCAGTGGGAAAGCGGAGAGTACGAACCAACCATCAGCATGCTTATCCCTCTGGCTAATGTTCTTGGCTGTGATCCAATGTTGTTATTGACTGATGCTTATAAACAAAATCAGGAGGAAGCATAAGATGAAAATGTTCAAAGGCCTTACCAACGAACCGGAGACAGCTTTTCATCACATTGCCGTACTGCTTGAAGCGGGGTTAATCATTTCGGCTTCCGGTGATGAAGAATGTGATGAACTTTCGGATGATATCTTTTTACTGGCACAACAATACGCCAGAAGCGCATGCGATGCATTTAAGGAGCAAAGAACATGATAACTCCATTAAATATTCTTGAGGAAGTGGCGGCACAAATAAAAGAGAATACATCAATGCTTGAATTTATATTTAAGAATTCGCCCGACCAAGGAGAGACAGACGATTATTTATGCTGTCTCATTCGCTCCATGAATAAGACCTGTGAAATGGCTTACGAGTATATAGAAACACTACGCAACGAATAAAGAACACTCAGTAAAAAATCACACATAAAAACATGACGGCCTCTGGTCGTGGATTTCCACAACCAGAAAATAATGGTGATGCATGAAAAATAGAAACGCTTATAAAACCGCATTATTAATGGCTAATGCAGGATACTGGTCAGTTGCAATACTGTTTCTCAGAAAAGCATACGGGAAATAACAAATGGCATGTACAACCATTTATAAAGATCGTCGCCGCATGGTAACAGCGGCACTCCGGCGGATGCAACGTAAAACAGGTAGTAATCTGCTCGTCGTTGACCTCCCGGACGGAGAAATAACAACGATAGAAATAACTGAACAGTTCATGAACCAGTTGTTATTACGATTTGAGGGTCTTACCCGTGTGGAATATGGACGGACGGAAGGAGAAGCAACAATCCGTACCGCATACCAGAATGCCATCGGTATTAATCAACACACGGAATATCTCACTGAATCAGGGAAACTGATAGTGGACGGCCTTTTAAAAGAGGTTGTTGACTACGTAAAAGAGAAATATATCAGTGGAGGAATTAACTGATGTCTGATTTATCCCCTCTTATACACGAAAAAGTACAGATCATTATGACGATTGAAAATGGCCAAGTCACAGGTGTCTGCAAAGTCCGCGATGGCTAGCTGATTGCCAGCATGGATACATTCATACGGCTGGCAGAAAGAGCGGGGTATCAGATAACAGCACCAGCTCAGGAGGAAACCAGTGGCATTAACAGCAACACGCATTCCTGAGCGGATCCACCGGCAGGCATTGCAGGTCCTGTTGTTGTACCGATGCCGACGGATATTTCCGCATCGGATACAGCGCACCGGATATCTCAGTCTGAAGGTTAACCGTCGCTGGCGGCTGTTATCGAAAGACGACGGCCGGAACTGGGAAGTAATGAGTCATGAACGTTATTCGGGAGAAATAAAGAAATGATCGACAACCGCACCGCCAGCGCCAGCGCCATTAACCAGGCATTACAGAAACATGATACACCCGTCGGCCCGTTATTTTTTGTAACACGCCACGGAAGAACAAAAAAATGCCTCACTCGAAAAACGGCAATTCGTTACCTGGCCTTCTTTATGACCACCCGCGCTTTTGAACGTTCAGGATTCCGACAACGCCATCCTGACAAGCGTTTTATCTTCAACGGGAATGAAATATGGAAACGTGGAGAATCAACCACAGAGTATACCCGCGCACACCAGCGAACAATCAGACGACTGCGCAGACTCATCGCCAGGAAACAGTATACAGAAAAATGGTTCAGAAAATATGACACATGGAGCGCCGGATATTACGAACTGATGGCAACAAAACCATTCTGACGTAAACGAAATTAACCATGACGCAATTAAATAAGGCAAGCCGAATACATCAGGAGGACCATGAACATTTATTTCAGAATAGTTATATCACTGGCAATTATCACATGTATTTACGGATTAATCGTTCCGGCCCTCATATCAATGAAGGATACGGTAGCAGTGATTTCTGGCTTTGCTCTGGCGTGTCTGACCCCGCCCTGCATTTATGCCATTTATAAGGGTCTTTCTTTTTCTAAGGATAAAAGATGAAAAAATTACTTTTTGCTTTAGCCCTTGTTCTGCCGACCATTGGCCTTGTCGGTTGCGATCGCGTTGAGCCTGGTAATGTGGGCATCAAAGTAAACAAACTGGGCGACGATAAAGGCGTCGGTGAAGTGGTCGGTGTTGGGCGCTACTGGACGGGATGGAACACTGAGGTTTACATCTTCCCGACCTTTAAGCAGATGAAGACCTACGATGATCCATTCAGTTTCCAGATGAGTGACGGTACAACCATCGGCTATCACATCGGCGTGGCCTACAAAGTTGATCCATCCAAAGTTACCACAGTCTTTCAGACCTACCGCAAAGGCGTGGACGACATTACCGACACCGACCTGCGCCAGAAGATAGCCGACGCACTCAACCGACTGGCCAGCAAAATGACCACCGACAAATTTATCGACGGCGGCAAGTCTGAGCTGCTGGATGCAGCTCTTAAAGACATTCAGGAAGAAATGACGCCCATCGGTATTCAGGTAATGAGCCTCTCATATGTGGGTAAGCCGGAGTACCCGCCTACTGTTATCGACAGCATTAATGCCAAAGTCACGGCGAACCAGAAAACCCTGCAACGCGAGCAGGAAGTAAAACAGCGCGAAGCGGAAGCCAACATGTTGCGCGCGGAAGCTGCCGGACAGGCAGATGCGATTCGCACAAAAGCCCAGGCCGAAGCCGATGCTATTCGTTTACGCGGTGAAGCTCTGCGCCAGAACCCCGGTGTTATGGAGCTGGAAGCCATCAACAAGTGGAACGGTACACTGCCGCAATACATGACCAGCGGTGCCAACACACCATTTATTCAGGTTAAGTAATACATATGCCCGGTATTACACGCCGGGCTGTCTGGAGATAAAAATGAATATTGTAACCATCAACAACAAACAGTTTCCGGTAATCGAATATCGCGGTCAGCGTGTTGTGACATTTGCAATGATTGATGACGTCCACCAGCGCCCGGAAGGTACCGCCCGTGCTGCGTTTAACCGCAACCGTTCTCACTTTATCGAAGGGGTGGATTTTCTTGAAATGACTGCGGACGTAATACGTACGGAGTCACTTTCTGATGCCTTTGCCGCGCGAACTGCCAAAGGGATCATTCTTTTCGAGTCTGGTTACCTGATGTTGACGAAGCCTTTTAACGATGCTCTTGCATGGCAGGTTCAGCGCGAACTGGTTAACAGCTATTTCCGAACTCATGCGCCGCTGACGGAAATGGAGATGATCGCTGCAATGGCCGCCGATGCCGTTCGCCAGCAGAAGCGCCTGAGTCATGTTGAAGAGAAGATCGAAACGGTCACCAAAGCTGTGGAGAACATCAAACGCGGCACAATGCGCACTGGATATGTCGGTTACCGCCAGGTGGTAGCCAAAAGCGGAATGAGTGACGCCAAGTGTCGGAATCTGGTCAACGCCTACCACATCCCTACCGACACGCACGAATTTATGACTCCGGACGGTCTGTTGTCTCGCAGGGCTGTCGTCGAGCTTGAGACATTTATGGCGGCGTTCCACCAAATGATGTCAGAGGCTGAACCACGCGGCACACGCTGGTATCACCCGAAGATGGGGCTTTTCCAGGTAATCGGATGGGAGGATAAAGCATGATCATCCAGTCAAAACTTATTCGCGCCGCTCTGGTGTGCGCTGCTAAAAACGACGTTCGTTATTACCTGAACGGTCTTCACATCACGCCAAAACATATTGAGGCAACCAATGGTTCCGTGGCACTGCGCATGACTCACGGCATCCGGACGAAGAAAAACATCATTGTCCAGTTCGAAGGTGGCGTCCCGGCCAAAGCCGAAACGACAGAGCTGATTTTTAGTAAAGAGCCGATCGCTGTTCATCGCGACCAGTTTCAGCGCCGACTGTCCATTACCGGCATTAAATTGGTGGACGGTTGTTTTCCGGATTTGGAACGCATCATTCCGAAAAAATTTGACCTCTGTACACACCCGGTGATCCAGGCGGGTTACCTGAGTTATCCAGAGAAGATGTTTGGTCGTGAGCGTAAATTTATTCCCGTCCAGTTACGTCCCTCCGGTGACGGGCAAGCGGTCAGAATTCAGTTTGATTCCATCATCAACTCAATGTATGGCAATCCTGAATTTGTTGTGATGCCTTGTCGTGATCATGGCGATTTCAATGTGGCTCAGGAGCATCCGGAATGAAAATCGAATACCAGGACGCCGCAGGAGGTGAATCAATGAGCTGGCCTGATGCAATCGTAACTCTGGGGATGGTATTCGCAGTAGCGTTTGTTGTGTACTCGATTTGTCGATGGGGATAACCACATGTTCGCTTTGATTCAACGCGGGCAGATATACACCGATAGTGCTGGCTACCCGATAAAAATTGTTCGCTGCATAAACAACACTGTGTTGTACAGAAGAATGGATGGGCGAACACAGTCAGTAAAAATAAACGATTTCAATGAACTGTTTGAACGGATTGATCACCAGGAATACCGACAAATTCTGGCAGAAACAGAGCAGGAAGCTCATCTGAAAAAATTACGGGCCATGAAAAGGAAGTAAAGAATGAATAAAGCATTTGAACAATGGGTCCACCAGCGTTACGGCAATCGCTATGACCTGACACGAGATGTTGACGGTTTCTACTATCGTGAAATTGTGAAACGAATGTTTGAAGTGTGGTGCCACTGCCGTGGGCTGAGTGTTGTGTGAGGTAATGCATGGGCAATGTGATTCAACTGGCTCCCAATGAATGGGTTTGTGAAAGCGTTCTAATCGCAATTACCGGGCTCAAACCAGGCACAATTCTTCGGGCCCGGAAAGAATGCTGGATGGTTGGAAGAGAGTATATTCACGTATCACCAGACGGTAATCCAAAGCCTTCCAGTGAATGTATGTATAACAGAAAAGCAATAGATGCCTGGGTCGCTTCAATGAAAAACAAACAACCTGGGTGATTTAATGCCATGAAGTATGTAAGCTCGTATCGCTCTTGGGCGTCTGGAGGTATCAATGGATAAAGTCAAATATCCAACAGGCGTCGAAAACCACGGCGGCACATTACGCATCTGGTTTAATTTTAAAGGTAAACGTGTCAGGGAAAATCTTGGTGTCCCTGACACTGCCAAGAACAGGAAGATCGCCGGGGAACTGCGGACATCGGTATGTTTTGCCATCCGCACAGGAAGCTTTGATTATGCTGCACAGTTCCCTGACTCCCCCAACCTTCAGGCTTTTGGGGTAAGTAAAAAAGAAATTACGGTGAAGGAACTTGAAGAAAAGTGGCTGGATCTGAAACGAATGGAAATCTCTGCAAATGCATTCAATCGCTATGAATCCGTTGCAAGAACGATGGTTTCGAAAATTGGAGGCAGTAGACTGGTGTCATCGGTAACCAAAGAGGAATTGCTGTATATCAGGAAAGATTTGCTAACCGGGTATCAGAATTCAACGAAAAACAAAGCAGCAGCAAAAGGACGGAGCGTCGTTACTGTAAATTATTACATGACGACAATCGCTGGAATGTTTCAGTTTGCTGCAGATCACGGTTACTTAGAAGCAAATCCCTTCCAGGGAATTAAGCCTCTTAAAAGAGCCAGGGCAGAGCCAGATCCGCTAACTCGTGACGAATTTATTCGCCTGATAGATGCTTGCCGACATCAGCAGACGAAAAACCTGTGGTCATTGGCTGTGTACACAGGAATGCGTCACGGTGAACTGGTCTCCCTGGCCTGGGAAGATATCGATCTGAAGGCAGGAACAATTACCATCAGGCGCAATTATACGAAACTTGGTGAGTTCACTCTACCGAAAACTGAAGCAAGCACAAACAGGGTTGTGCACCTTATCCAGCCCGCTATCAGTGTCCTGAAAAATCAGGCTGAAATGACAAGACTGGGTAAGCAGTACAACATCAAGGTGCAACTACGTGAATATGGACGTTCAGTGAACCATGAATGTACTTTCGTGTTTAACCCTCAAGTGGTTAGAAAAAGCGAACAGGTAGGTTTTGTCTACAAAGTCGATTCTGTAGGTGACTCATGGGAAACAGCCATTAAGCGTGCAGGGATCAGGCATCGAAAGGCATACCAGTCACGACACACTTATGCGTGCTGGTCATTATCTGCCGGAGCAAACCCAAGCTTCATTGCCAGCCAGATGGGCCATGCAAGTGCCCAGATGGTATTCAATGTATACGGAGCATGGATGACTGACAGCAATGCAGAACAGATCGCAATGCTGAATCAGAAGCTGACAGATTATGTCCCAATGATGCCCCATAGTCACCAAAGTGACACCAGAGGCTTATTAAAATCAGTAAGTTAA